AAACAAAAGGATTGTTTACATCAGCAGACAGACAAAAAATGCGTCTTGTCAAAGAACAACACCCAGAGAAAGACATTAGATTTGTCTTTAGTAATTCACGAAGCAGAATATCAAAAAAATCTTCAACGACTTACGCTATGTGGTGTGAAAAATATGGTTTCAAACATGCTGACAAACATATTCCATTGGAGTGGTTAAATGGATAACAATTATAGAACAAGAACAGATTTTATTGTTGTTCATTCAACTAAAACGAAATCTAGTGAAAACCTTAATGCAAAGGATATAACTTTATTACACAGGAAAGAGGGTTTCTTTCACAACGCTTTTCATTTTATAATTAAAAGAGATGGTACAGTAGAAGAAGGCAGACCAGAAGAAATGTCTGGTGCAATATTGCCTATAAACCAACCTTTAATTACTAACCAAAATTCCATAGCGATTGCTTTAGTTGGCGGTCTAGCTAATGATGGAACAAGTCTTGACACAAACTTTACAATTAAACAATACGCTTCGTTGCGTGAACTTGTAAAAAAGTTGAAAGTAAAGTACAAAGTCGAGGTAGTGGGTTGCAGAAATGCAATTAACTCTAAATCGTGTATGTCTTTTGACGTACTGTCGATTGTTGATTGAGACGCTTCTAGTTAGAAATAGCTAGAGGCGTTTCGTATTTATGGGGTAATGGAGGGAGACTGAAGTTACCCCAAACCAGTGGAGGCAACGCCCAGAATTGAACTGGGATAGGTAGATTTGCAATCCACTGCGTAACCATTCCGCCACGTTGCCAAAATTTCTAAAATTAAAAATCAAATTATTACATTATGAACCAAACTGAAAGCGAATTTTTATATCACACATCTTGTGACAACTGTTCCTCATCAGACGCAAACTCTGTGTATTCAGACGGACATGCGTTTTGTTTTTCATGTAACACAACAACACAAGGACAATCAACAATGGAGTTAACACCAATTACAAAACAAGAAAGTAATTTTATTAAAGGCGAACACTTACCTCTTAATAAAAGACAAATTAATTTAGACACAGTAAAAAAATATAACTATCAAGTAGGTGCATGGTTTGCACGTCCTTGTCATATTGCTAATTATTATAATGATAGCAAAGAATTAGTAGCACAAAAATTAAGATACCCTTCAAAAGATTTTCAATGGATAGGCAATCCAAAAGAAGCAGGATTGTTTGGACAAGAAACTTGTAGAGGGTCAGGTAAATACATAACAGTTTTAGAAGGCGAAATTGATGCTTTAACTATGTCGCAGATAAACGGAAATAATTTTGATTTTGTTTCTATTAAAACAGGTGCGGCAGGTGCAAAAAAAGATATTCAAAAATCACTCGATTTCTTGGAGGGTTATGAGAATGTAATCTTAATGTTCGACCAAGACGAACAAGGGCAAAAAGCGGCGTTAGAAGTTGCAAAACTTTTCACCCCCAATAAAGCCAAGATTGCTTCTCTACCACTTAAAGACGCTAACGAAATGTTGTTAGCAGGTAAAACAGAAGAACTTAAAAATGCTATGTGGAATGCAAAACCATATAGACCTGATGGTATTGTTTTAGGTTCAGAAATCTTTGAAGAGATAATGAAAGAAGATAAGTATGTTACTGCACAATACCCTTTTAAATCTCTTAATGATAAGACACATGGATTAAGAAAAGGTGAATTAACAACTATTACAGCAGGTACAGGTGTAGGTAAATCATCTTTCTGTCGTCATGTAGCATTAGATTTATTAAAACAAGATTTTGGAGTTGGCTACATTGCATTAGAAGAAAGTATTAAAAGAAGTGCATTAGGGATTATGGGTGTTCACCTAAAGAAACCTTTGCATTTAACAAGAGAAGGAATTAGTGAAACACAATTACAAGAAACTTTTAAATCAACTATTGGTAATGGGAATTTTTATTTATATAATCACTTTGGCAACACAATAGCTGACAGTCTTCTTAATAAAATTAGATACCTAGCAAAATCTTGCGAAGTAGACTTTGTAGTATTAGACCATTTACACATGGCGTTATCTGCATTGGGTGACACACACACAAATGATGAACGAAAACTTATTGATTACTTTGTAAGTAAATTAAGAACACTTGTAGAAGAAACAGGTATAGGAGTTATTCTTATATCTCACCTTCGTAGGTCAGAAGGCGATAAAGGTTTTGAAGACGGCAAAGAAGTTACTATGAATAGTCTTCGTGGTTCAGCTTCAATAGGTCAGTTATCAGATTTAATTATAGGTATTAACAGAGATATTAAGTCAGATAAGAAATTAGCTAATCTAACAATTCTTAAAAATAGATTTTCAGGAGAGACAGGCAAAGCCTGTACGTTGTTATATGATTTAGACACTGGTTGTCTGTCAGAAACAACACCTGACGTATTAGATGACTATTAGAAACGCTACTGCAAAGCAAAAAAAAGATGCTTTGTTTTGGTCTGGGTTAGTAGCAGACGCAGTGGCAAAAGCCAAATCAACACATCAACCTCAAACAATAAAAATAGGAAATATTAAGACAGCATTCATGTTGCAAGACACTCTAACCACTATGGCGTTAGCAGGTGAAGATGCGGCGTGGAAAGTAGAAGTCTTATTGGAAACAGCACATTAATTATGAAATTACCAACAATAAATAAAAAAATATTAAACGCACCATTCGTTTCTTTACATTGGAAAGATATAAATGGTTCTGCTGAATGGGTCAGTTTAAAAGACGCTATTAAAAGCAAAGTTACTATTTGTATTTCAAATGGTTGGCTTATTAAAGCTGACAAAGATGTTCATGTTATTGCGGCAGATGTAAATTTTAATGATGATGGAACATTAGGTGATGTTGGAAACATTACAACAATGCCAACTACAAACGTATTAAAGATTAAGAAGGTACAACTTTGAGTAAATTTGTATTTGATATAGAAACAAATGGCTTTCTTCATATCTGCGATAAGGTGCATTGTATTGTACTTAAAAACATAGACACAGGAGAGATACTTACTCCTAATAATGAAGATGCTATTAAACTTTTAGAAGACGCAGAGTTAATCATTGGTCATAATATTATTAAGTTTGATATTCCTGTATTAGAGAAATTATATTCCGCTACATTTAAGGGCAAAATTTTCGACACGTTAGTAGGCACAAGATTAGTATATGCAGACATCAAAGAAAGTGATTTTTCAAAAAAAGATTTTCCTAAAGATTGCATAGGTAGACACTCATTAAAAGCATGGGGTAATAGAATAGGTGAGTACAAAGAACAAATAGAAACGGATTGGCAAACTTTTACACCAGAGATGTTGGAGTATTGCAAACAAGATACAGAAGTAACATATAAATTATATAAAGTTTTACAAGAAAAAGGTTACTCCCAAGAAGCTATGGATTTAGAACATGAAGTAGCTTCTTTAATATTTAAACAAGAACAGCATGGTTTTACTTTTGATAAAACAAAAGCAGAAGCATTGTCTGTTAAATTAAAAGCAAGACAAGCAGAGTTAGCTGAAGAATTACAAGGTGTGTTTGAACCTATAGTAGCCGAAAGATGGTCTACTAAAACAGGTAAAAGATTAAAAGATAGTGTTACTGTATTTAATCCATCAAGCAGACACCATGTAGCACAAAGATTAAAAGATAAATATAATTGGAGTGCAGAGCAATTTACTTCTGATGGTAAAGCTAAACTTGATGATACAATTTTAAGTAAACTTCCATACCCAGAAGCTAAAATATTATGTGAAACTTTTTTATTAACTAAAAGAATTGCACAAATATCTAATGGTTCACAGGCTTGGTTAAAACATGAACGTGATGGTAAAATTCATGGCACATGTAATACCAATTCGTGTGTAACTCAAAGAGCAAGTCACTCTCACCCAAATTTAGGACAGGTGGTTAGTTCGTCTGCACCTTATGGCAGAGAATGTAGAGAATTATTTACAGTACCAGAAGGAAAGCGATTAGTGGGTATAGATGTAAGTTCGTTAGAAGTTATGATGCTTTGTCATTTTATGTCAAAGTTTGACAATGGTGAATACACTAAAGTTGCACTTGAAGGTGACATACACACAGAGACACAAAAACTAGCAGGGTTAGACAGTAGAGATTTAGCAAAGCGTTTCTATTATTGTTTTTTATATGGAGGTTCAGTTAAAAAGATTGCTGAAGTAATTAACAAACCATTTAAAGAAGCAGGAAAGATTAAGAAAAGGTTTTTAAATAACTTACCTGCCTTACATAAACTTATAGAAGGCGTACAGTCTGCGGCTGAACGTGGTTATCTAAATGGTTTAGACAAAAGACAAATCAAAGTTCGTAATAGTTACTCAGCACTTAATACATTATTACAAAGTGCAGGTGCAATTCTGTGCAAGAGATGGCTAGTAGAATTTAACCAAGAGATTAAGAAATTTAAGAACGCACAACAAGTTGTATGGGTACATGATGAGATACAAGTTGAGTGTGAAGAACAAGACGCTGAAAACATTGGTAAGATAGCAGTAGAATGTATTAAACGTGCAGGTGAACACTTCCAATTAAGAGTGCCGCTAACAGGCGAATATAAAATACACACAGATTGGAGTGGAACACATTGAAGAATAATAAATTTGATATTGACCTAAAGTATGGTCAAGAAAGAGAACAGAGACTAGCTTCTATACTAGATAAAGATAAGAATAAAATAGAAGTTAAAACAGAGAGAGACTGGTGGTTTAAGACAGGTAACATTGCAATAGAAATAGAATGCAATGGCAAACCTTCAGGTATCATGGCAACCAAAGCTGACTATTGGGTACACATATTAGCAGAGGGTGACAAAGATTATTGCAGATTAATATTTGATACCAGAACAATAAAAAGATTAGCAAAAAAATACATAGGTACACTTAAAAATGGTGGTGATGGTTGGCGTAGTAGGTTTGTCTTAATACCTTTAGCCGAAATATTTTTACCAAAAAATTTAAGCAAATCTATGCAGGAAAGGATAGTTAAATAATGTATAAAAAGAAAAGAGTATTAGTAATAGATGGTGACATACTTGCTTATCAAATAGCAACTAACAATGAACAACCTATCAACTGGGGTGATGGCTTATGGACATTACACGCAGATGAAAACAGTTGCATACAACAATTAGATGCAGTGATAGATGATTTAGGTTCTGGGTTGTCAGGTGATGATTATGTTGTAGCACTTACAGATAAGAATAATTTTAGAAAAGATGTTCTTCCTACATACAAAAGTAATCGTAAAGAAAAACGTAAGCCAATAGTT